TAAGCAGAGGTATGCAATACGGTATTGATAATGCGATTAAAGCGAACAGGAGAATTGAATACAGAAGTATTTTGGCATGATAACAATAACCAATGAAGATAATATGCGGTTAATGTCAAGATACCCTGATAAGTATTTTGATTTAGCTATTGTTACATCAAATTATTTTCATACATTTGATGTAAATAAAAATTATGATAAGAGATTCAAAACAACTGCAAATAGGCAAAGCAGGAGAGTATTTAGTCTGTGCTGATTTAATAATTAAGGGTTTTGTAGCGTTCCCGTCCGAACAAGGGTTGCCTTACGATGTTCTTTTAGATACTGGAGATAAACTTTTAAAAGTGCAAGTTAAGACAACTGAAAAACCACGACTTATTCAGCAACGAAGCAACCCTATACCAGCATATATTTTTAGCATAAAGCGGGCGGGAGCGAACGGTAAAACGAGATACGAAGAAAAAGAAATAGACGTTTTTGCGTTAGTGTGTTTAGAGACAATGCAGGTCGGGTACTTAACCAACAAACAAATGCCTACAACTATAAATATTCGTGTTGATGCTTTACGTGGAAGTTACTATGATGAAAAAGGGGTACAAGACCTTCAAAAAATAAAAGAATTATACAAAACAATTAAAAATCAAAGTGAAATTTCACGCATTACAGGAATAGCAGTGGCAACCGTTAATAGATATTTAAAAGACGATTGGAAGCCTTTTGAAAGTAAAGCAAAATATTTTAGTGATTTTATAAGAAACAAAGAATGGTTTTATGGAATATGAAAATTTAATAGGTGGTGCAATTACTGATAAAATTAGTATTTATAATTGCGATTGTATGGAGTTATTAAAGCAAACTCCAGATAATTACTACTCACTTGCTTTGGTAGATCCTCCGTATGGGATAGACGCAGATAAGAAAAATAGTGGCAGAAAACTTCAAAGCAAAAAATCAAGTGCCTTATCAAAAAACTATGGAGATCAGGAATGGGATAGTGATATACCAAACGAAGACTATTTTATTGAGTTGCAAAGAGTATCTAAAAAGCAAATAGTATGGGGTGCTAATTACTTCGGCTTAATTGGGGGTATGATATACTGGCATAAGAACGTAACAATGCCAACCTATTCAACAGGTGAATTAGCATGGGTTAGTTGGATGAATAAAATGGAGTTTGTTAATCTAACATGGCATGGCATGATTCAGCAGGATATGAAAAATAAAGAGGTTAGAGTACACCCCACTCAAAAACCAGTTGCCCTTTATAAATGGCTACTCGACAAATACGCAAAACAAGGCGATAAAATCCTCGACACTCATTTAGGCTCTGGCAGTATAGCAATAGCCTGCCATGATTACGGATTTGATTTAACGGCTTGTGAATTAGATAAAGATTATTTCGATGCAGCTATGCTAAGGGTTAAGCAACATCAAGCACAAACCAAACTCTTTTAGAAAATTATTTTGCATAATTAAAAAACTTTACACTAAATTTGTTTACAATTCCTACTTCACCGAATTGTAATGGCAACAGTTAAAGAACAAACCAAGCTAATATTAGAGCATCCGTTTTTTAAACAATCCTTGCAACAAGCACAAATTGGAGATATGAGTGGATTTGAAAGGCTATTTATGGAGATAAGCCTACACACATGGGAGAAGTGTTCTTTACAGGCAGCAAGGACTTATGGGATATGGCATCGTGGCAACCACATGACCGTGAAAAAAGAAATCCGAGATATGCCCCCTCCAACGAATTTAGACCTTAGACTACCATTTGTCCAACCCAAGCAAGAAAGTCGCTCACAAGTCTTTAAAATAAGCCGTAAGCCTATAAAAGTACAAGTCAATAACCCTAACCAATTATTACTTAACTTTCCCGAACAAATTATCAGACATTTAAGAATAGCATAATGGCAAAGAAAACAATCAAACCACGCCCTGTGATGTTACAGGAAGTCAAAGTAACTGCAACACCAATCAAGAAAATGAAAGTGCAGGAAGAAACGGTACGGCTATACCCACGAGGTGAAACAATCAAAAAGAGAACGGTTGATAGTTTAGCTAAAACAGGACTTGCAAAAGCAATCGGGAAACCGATAGTAAAGAAAGGTCAGAAGCCAATGTACGGAACAAACGCAAGTGACGTAATCAAGAAAGCGTTAAAGAAGAAATAAGAACCCACAACCGATTATAATAAGAAAAAGCCATAACATTAATTTGCTATGGCTTTTCTTAGTTAGCACCGACCATAATTAGGCGTTAATGTTGGTAAGCAAAGTTGCTACCGAATCACTAACCCAATAAGCCCCTGTCTGAACCTGATTTTCAGCGTAGTAATTTACGGTGATAACAGACGCAGTTGCAGGAGAAATAGCCTGAATAGATGCGGAAGCTGCGGTCACTTCCTGAATGTAGTCTGTACCGATAAGGTAAACAGGACAAGGGTTTGCTTGACCTGCGAATGAAGTACCGTTTGGTAATTGAAGCACTTTAGTTGAAATTGCTACTGCCATGATTTCTAAGAATTAGGTTAATTAATGAGGTAAAGATAAATTAATAAAAAAGTTGTTTTTTAATTTGCAATTACGGAATAAGTTTCCCAACTTTGAGTAACGGAAACATAGCAATGACAATCAAAGAGAAATCAGGACATTTAACCCACCCCCAACATCAGGCGCAATTCCCTTCCGAGTTGTATGTTTCCGCAAACTGCCTTTTGTTGGGGTTTTTGTATTATGAGTAGTATCATCGTAATGGCGTCATACGCAACCGAAACGAACAATCGGTTAGAATATGCAAAGGAAACATTGAACAGTTTAATTGCCACAGTTGATTTCAATAAGCATGAATTATTTATTAGCGACAATGGAAGTTGCGATGAAATGTTAGAGTTTTATAAAGAGTTTTCTATTGTTTTTGGGTGTATATTCCCTGACGAAAATCTAACAATATCCTACAACGGCAAAAACTTAGGAACTGCCGAAGCAGTTAATTTAGGTATACGTACAAGAAAACCTAATCAATACGTAATAAAAATTGATTCAGATATAACAGTAGGTCAAGAAGGTTGGGTTGAAGAAATGGAAGAATGTTTTGATAGATACCCGAACTTAGGAATACTTGGTTTAAAGCGCACAGAGGTAACTCAAAAAGCCGACCACGAAAATCCTGCATACAGAACGCAATTAGTTTCTGTACCACACGAAAGAGGACAGAAATGGATAATTCTTGAACTATGCTCGGACATAATCGGCAGTTGCACAATGCTTTCACCCAAACTTTTAGACAAAGTCGGTTATTTTTTTCAATTTGGCACTTACGGGTGGGATGATGTCATTCTATGCTTACGTTCAGAAAAAGCAGGATTCGTAAATGCTTTTTTACCACATATACCAATAGTTCATTTAGACAACGGTGAAGGTGAGTATGTCAAAGAGAAAATGAAAGAAGCAGAAAGAACAATTTCACAATTCGGAGAAATAGCCGAAGATTACAAAAGCGGAGTACGAGATATTTACTATAACCCATTTGAAGAATGAGAAGGTTAATTGCTCATGCTTTGGTAATAACTGCGATATTCGATATTGCAGATTCAAAAAAGTCATCTAATGAAATATATATTATGTTAATATTAGCTATCGCACTTTATATCAGTAAATACACACAAAAAGAAGAATGAAGATAATCACAGTAGCATCACACTTAGAAGAACAAGGCTTAGACAATCTTGTTATGTCTGCACAGAAGTTCGGTTGTGATATAGAGGTGATTCATGTACCGTGGCGTGGATTTGGAACAAAGTTAATCGAAACTTACAACTACTTTAAACAAAACCCTGACGTAAAAGAACTTATTTTTGTAGATGCTTACGATGTTATTATATTATCTACTCCACAGGAAGTTGAAGAAAAGATTCAGGATAGGTCGAAGATGTTAGTTTCCGCAGAAAAGGGTTGGTGGCCACAAAGTGAGTTAGCATCATAATATCCTGAAACGAAGGAAGAATGGAAATACGTCAATTCAGGAACATACTTTGCACCGAGAGAGGTTTTCATGCAATTATTTGAAAGCAATCCACCACAGTACGAAAGTGACGACCAACTTTGGTTAAGTTTAATGTTCTTAGGAAACCGTGGCAAGATTAACTTAGACTATAATTGTGAGGTTTTCCAATGCTATTCATTTATTGCAAAAGATGATTTTAGTTATGATAACAACAGGGTTCATAATTTGAAAACAGGAAGTAAGCCAATATTCTTGCATGGCAACGGTAAAACAAACATGGATAAAGTGATTGAATTATTATGATATACAACGTAAAATATTCATCAAGTGGCGACAGAAGTGAGGTTATTGACTATATCGTAAAAAATAACCTGAAAGCTATTGATGTTGGCGGTGCTACAAGTTTTGCTGACGGTCATTTGGAAGCAGTTGTAGATTTCTTAGAACCTGCAACAAAAAGCAATATTAAATTCATAGGAAACATTAATATGCCCGATGTATGGGGAGAGATGTTAGCCTATGTAACTATACACGGAAAGTTCGACTTCGCTATTTGTACTCACACGATAGAAGATATATGCAATCCACAATTGGTATGTGAAATGTTACCGAGAATAGCAAAAGAAGGTTTTATAGCAACACCTTCAAAGTATATGGAAATGTCAAGAATAGGAGAGAGTTACAGAGGGTTTATACACCATTTAAACATACTTGAAGTTATCGAAGGTCAATTAGTATCATTTCCCAAGATAAACTACATTGAAAGCCCTGTATTCGACTCATTGGGCAATCAAGAACATAACAGAGATAAGACTGAAATTAGTTTTTGGTGGAAAGATGAATTTCCGTTTACTGTCATTAATGGAGGTTACTTAGGTTCAACTGTTGAAGCGGTAAAGGAAATGTATAATAAATTATTGGACTGATATGATACTAAACGATTATAGCAAAGATTGGGTAGACACCCCTGAGTTTCACAGTCTGATTCATGATACGTTTATTGGACTTGTGAACGACAACCCTAAGTTAAAGGCTCACAGAGATTTTGTAGAGGGTAATAGTTTCGGTTTTGGTGAACGTAGTTTTGGGTGGTTGCATAAACTAATTGTAGATGAAATGCCCGATACCTTTAGATTCTTAGAAATTGGCGTGTTTCGTGGGCAAATTTTGTCTTTGTATAGGTTACTTGCCGATATGTCGGATAAGAAAGTAAAACGATACGGTGTAAGCCCTATGGATAGTAGTGACGGACATTGGGAAAGCGATTACTTCTTAGACGTATCGTTAATTCATCAACAGTTTAACCTAAAGAAAGACTACACAATCTATCACGGTTCAAGCACAGATACGAATATAATCGAAAAGGCAATAGCTACCGAACCTTACGATATACTATATATTGACGGTTCACACAAGTACGAAGATGTTGTTAGTGACCTTAAACACTACCCACAAATGGTCATGAGTGGTGGTTATTTATTGATTGATGATGCCTGTAATGACATGAAGCAAAAATTCGGATTCTTCCAAGGTATTGATGCCGTCACAAGGGCAGTTTTAGAGTGGGAGAAAACAGAAATGGGACAAGAGTTTGAGTTTGTATTTAACGTAGTTCATAATAGATTATACAGAAGAAAATGAATGGCAAAAAGGCTCGTAAGCTAAAAAAGATTTCAGAACAAGAGTTTGAACTAAACGATAACAAATCCACAAGGGTTGTATATCGTGACCTAAAGAAGTTATACAAGGATAAACAAATATCGTTAAAATGAAAGCAAGTGAAATCCGTATAGGCAATTTAATAGCATCAAGTGGAAATAAAGAAGATATAGAAACTTGGGTTATTGGTGAGGTTATTTCTATATCAAGTTTAGATTCCGAATTTGAACAAATAGAAGTTGAAACCGCAGAATCAATTGAATGGTTTTTTAAAGATAATTATTTTGGCATCCCACTAACCGAAGAATGGTTATTGAAGTTTGGTTTTGAGCGTGAGTATGAATTACGCAAAACTGTTTATCACATGAATAATTATTCAATTATACTTTGGGTATATAAAAATGGTCGTATTGATTTAAGGATTGGCGGTATTGATTTTAAAGACAAGGATGTTCGGTTTAAGAAGTATCAATACGTTCACCAACTCCAAAACCTTTATTTCGCATTAACAAATACTGAATTAGAAATAAGAAAATGAAAAAGGTCTGTTACCTAAGCCAACTTGAAGATAACGCTTCGGCATTTTACAGAATTAGTGGCGTATTAAGCTATTTAAACTCTCCCGATGTAATCGTTACCAATATTTATAATAGCAGTAATAATTACGGTTGGCAGTCTTTAATCGGATTTGACACATTTATATTTCAAAGACCGAGCCACGAAGTACACCTTTATCTGATTGAGTTGGCTAAGGATATGGGAATAAGAGTTATCTTAGACTATGACGATGACCTATTGAATGTACCTTTCCACAACAACGCAAGTATCACATTAGGAGAGCAGAAAGCAAACATTAAGAAAGCTATTCATTTAGCCGATGAAATTTGGGTTACAACACCTTCAATTAAGCATATATACAAACCGTATAATCGTAACATACATATAATTCCAAATTCGCATAACGATAGTGTTTTCAAAGTAGAGAACAAAAAACCTTTCAATAGGGAAACAAAAATAATGTCGTATAGGGGCGGTGCAAGTCACGAAGCAGATATGTACCAAAACATAAACGACATTGTGGATATGATTAACGAGAATCAGGATTGGACTTTCAGGTTTCAGGGCAGTCGGTTTAAGCACATTGAGGAACGTACAGGCAAGAATCACGAATACACCGACCCTACAACATTAATGCAGTTTTACAAAGAGTATCACGAACTAAATGCGAACATAGCGTTCTTTCCGTTGCTGACAAATGTATTTAATGTAGGGAAAAGTAATATCTCATTACTCGAAGCCACGTATGCAGGTTCAGCTTTCTTTGGATGCAAAGGACTCCCTGAATTTAACCATGACTTTGTTATAGATATTTCAAGTGGTGTAAAAGAATCTTTTGAATCGTATAAAAACGAATTAGACTCTCTCGAAACAATGAATACAGAAGCGTGGCAATGGATATTAGAAAACAGATTATTAAGTGAAGTAAATAAACTAAGAATAGAGAGAATATTAGCATGAAAAAGTATTTTAAAACTAAAAAATAAAATAATGGGAGATTGTGAATTTGCAAAATGCGATATGTGCAAAAAAGATACGCACGTTAGTAGAAAATATTACAGCTACGATATTAAATGTGATTGTTGTAACGATAAGAATGATAATCATTTTGAAATAGTAAGATATTGTAAAGATTGTGAACCAAAACCTAAAAGAACAATCACATTATCTATTGAACCTATTATTACTACATAAACAATAATAAATGAAGCCAAACCTGAATTACGTATTAATACTCCCTGACGAACCGATAATAGAAACTTCTCTCATTATACCCGATACTATTGTAGAGCCATACGTAAAAGGAACAGTATTAGAGATTGGCAACGGAGTTTATAATCAACGTACAGGCGTTTTAAGACCCGTACAGACACGCAAAGGTGATAGGGTTTGTTATGTGCCAAACACTGGGTTCATGGTTGCTCACGGAGAGTTAAACTGCATACTGTTACGTGAAGAAGAAATATTCACAAGAAACGGAGAACCGATAAACGATTGGATAGGAGTACAGTTCGAGGAATCTCATAATCGGGTCGTTAAATTCGGAGATTTAGAGATAGCACGACCTAACGGTTGGGTTTACGATGACCACGGTGGCGACCAAACCATGTATGACGTAAATCGTGACCTTAAAGACACCGTACCTCAAATAGCAACCATTGTTAAGCCTAACAAGAACTACGGTCTTGTAGAGGGCGATACGGTCTATACGCACTACTTACAGTACGATATGGCAATAACAGTTGACGGAGTTAAGTACATCAAGTTTAATGCGATATTTTTCAAGATAAACGGTGAGCATGATTACGAAATGGCAGACGGAATATTGTTAGCTAAACGGATTGTAGTTGAAGCACCGAGAACCGCATCAGGAATATTCTTAACTGCCGATGAAGATAAGAAAGAGCCTTTGCGATTAGAAGTCACTCACGTACCGAGAGATACGGATATTAAAGTAGGTGACACAATCATAACCGCAGATGATAACCAATACGAAATCAATCTTCACAATGAAAAATACGTTAAGATAACCCCCGATTGGATAGTAGGAGTAGTTGAAAAATGAAATCAAAAGCACATCAGATATATCAATCCGAGATAATTGAAGAAATAGCTAAGAGATTAAAGCTAAAGGAAGTTGTTGTGCGTGACGTATTGGATGCACAGACCACGATTACCAAGCGTGAAATGATTAAAGGTCATTCCGTTATCTACAAGGGCTTATTCGGTCTTAGAATCAACGATAGACTAAAGAAATCGGTAAAATGCCCCGAAGGAGTAATAATCAGATACAACCAATGTACGGTATCACGAAGGTTTAGGGCAGAGATAAACGCAAGGGAAGTAGAGGATAAAATAGAGCGTAGTGATGAGTACGGAGAGTTTAAGAATATCTTTGTTAAGCGTGTAATTTCCGAGAAAGCTACTATTTTTAGAATAAACGCCAAATTGGTAGCCAAGAGATTCCACTATAACCGATTAGCGGAGAAGTTTAAGAAACTGAAAGAGGACTTATCTAAAGTAAAGAAAGCAAGGTATGTTGATAAGAGGTTGTATAAGAAAGAAATTGCTGAGTTAAGAGAGATTACTAAAGCAGTTAAACCAATCAGCAAGGTTTATATGAGGAAAGAGATTGCAAGGGCATCAGACTCTTACTTTTTAGACGGAGTGACTACCTACCCTATTATCTCGCAATACTTGCATGATAACAAGTTAAACTTTAAGATATTCAACTTTTTTGTTATAGTCAATCATTTTACTCACTTTTACGCTAAGGATGCTTATAACTTAGGGTTTAACTACCCGATGGTTAATTTAAGGGTTAATACCTTACTAAAAATGGGTTGGATAGAGCAGTTCGGAACAAAACGTAAATACTATGTTGTAAGTCTGATAGGAAAGCGAGAGTTTGAGAAGTTTCAGACATACTGTAACGATAAAATGGTTTTATTAGACAGAAAGCGTAGAAAGAAAGCGGATGTTGCATTAAACAATTCACGAAAGCACAGGGCAATGACTAAATTTACAGGCAATTATATAGAAGATGAAGAAACTAAGGTCGAGTAATACCGAAATAGACAAGTATATTGAAAGCCTTGAAGAAAAGGTTGAAGCGATAGGTTGCACAAATACAATCAAGCTAATGACCTCTATTGACCTATTAGCAGGTAAATTATCTACCGATATTGACTTAATGGTTAAAGGGGAGAAAGATGAAGAAGATAACGAAGTAGAGGTTTCTCATAAATTAGTCGATACTTTCCTTAAATTAGTGGACAAGACCGATAAGATAAATGCTTTCTCAAAGATGCTGACCACAACATTCGGGGTAGAGGAAGAAAAGCCAAAGCAAAAAATTAAGAATATACAGGACTATGTACTAAATGGCAAGACTACGTGATACATTAGCGAATGTAATTGAGAATTTCGAGAGAAAGAGAACAGTAGGTGAGTTTGAAATAACACTCCCTAAACCCCCTGCAATATACAATATTGCCAATAGTCTTACCCGAACAAATATGCAAATGTTCGAGTACACCGAACAACCAAAAAGAGGGGAAGAACCGAGCGAAGAATTTCTAAGGCAGGAAACAGACCGAATAAAGAACGGCTATTGGTTTTTCAACAACGGAAACCTTGAATGGATAACAGGCTATCATTACGTCATGTTAAACTATTCCTACATTGACGGACAAAGACCTACGTTCAATGATTCACAACAAATGTTTTTTTGGATTTGGGATTATTGTGAGAAAGACCCCTTTTGTTTCGGACTATGCCTAACTACAAGCAGACGTTGGGGGAAAGGAGAGGTAGCTATCATTATCGGCTACATGAGAACAATCATGCAGGAGTATTCTCACTTCGGACTACAAAGCAAAACAGGTGATGATGCGAAATTGTTGTTCGCTAAACTTGTTCAAAGGTGGCAAAGATTTCCCTTATTCTTAAAGCCTACGGATGCAGGAGATACTAACCCTAAGCAGGAGTTACGTTTCTTTGAGCCAAGCAAAAGAAGTTCTAAGGGTGACGTTAAAGAATACAAACCTGCACTTAATTCATGGATAGACTTTAAGCCTTCGGGTAACGCAGCGTATGACGGAGGAAAGCTGCAAACTTATGTTCTGGATGAAGCAGCCAAGCTTGAAGCCAAGTCCGACCCCTACGAAATGTGGGAGATTGTTAAGTTTTGTTTACTAAACGGTTCGACAATTATAGGTAAAGCACTCATTACAACAACAGTTGAAAGCGGTGATGTGTATGAAGCATCGGTGTCTTATAAGCAGTTGTGGAGTGACAGTAACCCGAATGATAGATTACCTAACGGAAGGACTAAATCAGGTCTTTACAGATACTATAACGCAGGTTATATGGGGTATCACGGTATTGATGAACAGACAGGCGAACCATTTATTGATAAGTACGGATATTCACGACAAGAGTTTACCAAAGAATACATTTTAAAGGGAAGGGAAGGATTGGAAGGCAATCAGCTATCCTCACAAATACGTAAGCTATCATTAACGGTAGAAGAAGCGTTTATGAGTGACGGTCAGAATTGCTACTTCAACTCCATGAATATTCAGGAACAAATGACATGGTTGCAGGAGTACGCACCCAAAGGTCTTGTAAGGACTGTAACATTCTATCGGCAAGGTGACGGTAAGGTTGCGTGGCGAAGTGACCCGAATGGAAAGTTTCAAATGGTTTGGGATTTCCCTAATCCGTCAATGGCTAACAAGTCCAAGATAATCAACAGACTAAAAGCCCCTGACAATGAGATATTCGGAAGTACAGGTGGTGACCCTTATTCAGCATCAGAAATGCAAAATGGAGTAGGTTCAAAGGGAGTATTTTACGTATTTAAGAAAGACGATGGAAGTGCTGATTCAGGACTGCCAATAATCCGATATTCAGACAGACCGCCACGTAAAAGTATATTCTACGATAACTGTATGCTATTGTGTGAGTATTACGGCATTAAGCTAAACATGGAGAGCGATATTCAGGATTGGAGAGAATACTACGAACAACAGGGCATGGAAAATTATCTGATGCGTACACCGAAGTCAGCTATTGCCCCTGACAGAGCGCATAAAAAACGATTGTTTGGAGTAAAGTCTAAAGACCCTTATTCATTACAGGCACAGTTTGATGCTACCCACGTTTACTTTGAGGAACGGTGTCACAAGATATACTTTATTGAGTTATTGCAGGATGCGTTGGTTTACGACCACAAAAACAGAACAAAGAGTGATGATACGGTAGCATTTGGAATATCGTTATTAGGAAGTATGGAACACGTAAAGAATATGCGAGAGCCTACAACCCTAAAAATATTCCACAATTTCACACAGAAAAAGACAACACCGTTTAGATTACCTTAATGAAAAATACAATTAAAAGAAAAATTATCTTTGAAAAGATATTAATAATAAGATAACTATGCCGACATTTGAGCCAACAATGCCTAATACACTTGACCCTGATAATGAAAAGGCGAAACCTGAGTTTGGGATGAAAGTGATGAAATCGGCATACGAGCAATGGCGTAGCGGATATGGTAGTGAGTCGTGGGTGGTTAGGAAGCAGAGGTTTGATTATAACCGTTCATTTGCTAATTCTAAGCAACCAATGTCGGAGTACAAAGACATTATCGACACAGAAGGTCAGTTAGCCGTTATTAATCTACAATACACACCGAGTCCAATAGCTATTCCTTTCCTAAACAGGTTAAAGGATAAATATATGCAACGTATTGAAAAGATAAGTTGTGTTTCCATAGACCCTTTCACGCAATCAAAGAAGAAAAAAGCCAAAGACGATGCCTTGTTCAAGATGAAGAATAAGGAACAGATAATGGCATTGCAACAAGAAGCAGGAATACAGTTAGAGGACTTTAAAGATACCGACCCCGAAGATGAACAAGAATTAGACATTGAGTTTGGTTTCAACTACAAGGAGAGAGAAGAAGTGGTTATGGAAAACCTGATTAACCTTGTATTCTACGATAACAAGTGGAGTAAGGTAATTAAGGACAGAATATTTGACGATTTGATTAACTGCGGTTATGCCGTAACAAAAACGTATATCGACCCGAATGGCAGAATAAAGATTAAGTTCGTAAAGCCTGACAACTTCATAACTTCCTATTCAGAGTGGAATGACATGAGAGATTGGGAATGGCAGGGAGAGGTTGACTACATGACCATTACGGATATACGTCTTAAATACCCTAACAAGATTTCCGAAGAAGAATTATTTAACTTAGCACGTGACCATTCAGGTCAATACGGGAACGGACTATTCACCTATAATTGGAGTTATGTATGGCTAAATGCCGTTGCAAGACCGTGGGATTCCTACCGAGTGCAAGTATGTAACCTAACGTATAAAACACTTCATAACCTAAAGTACGAAAAGAATACAGATAGGTACGGTAAGGAAGTTTTAGACCCTGTAAAGACCTTAAAAGAAGGCAAGGTATATGAGAAGTCCAATGAGTATTATGTGTCTTATACAGGCTCTTATATCGTTAATACAGAATATCTTTTAGAGTGGGGATTAAGCAAACACATGATTAAGCCTGAAAAGAACTTATCAGAGGTTTATTCTCCCTATTCGGTGTATATGTATAACAACAATCAAATGGTTAATACACCAATGATTGAAACCATGATACCGAGTATTAAGATGATGCAGTTGATTAATCTCAAAGTACAAAATATTATTGCTACAATTGCCCCTGATGGTTCAAACATTGACTTTGCAGGGTTATCGGATATTGACTTAGGTGCAGGAATAGGAGTAGTTTCACCATTGCAACTTTACGGTATATATTTACAAACAGGTAATATGTATTACAAAGGGTTGGATGATAACGGAGAAACACCGAGAAACCCACCTATTACGCCAAACAACGTCAATTTCTCCAATAAGCTACAACAACTCGAAGCACAATGGCAAGCAGAATACCAAAAATTGGTTATTATCGTAGGCTCTAACAGTTTAGATTCAGGGCAGATAAGCAATCAGGCGGTAGGTGCAAAAGTGTTTGAAGATGCAAGGAAACAAGGTGAGAGTTCATCGAACTATATCTACAACTCCTACCTAAATATCATGGAACCGACTGCACAGAAAGCACAACAGTTGGGTTGGGATATATTGGTGTATAAGAAAGGTGGGTATGAGGGATATATGGCAGCGTTAGGAAGTGACAAGGTAGAGTATATTAGGGTAGAAGGAACAGACGACTTTGAGCGTACACAGTTTGACGTTAAGATTGAAGCGGTGATAGACGATACGGCACAAATGGTATTGCAGAACAGAATTGACATAGCTTTAAACAATAAGGAGATAACTTTAGAGGATGCGTTACAAGCCGAGCAGTTGGCTAAAACCAATGTTACGTATGCTTCATATTTCTTAGCATCAAGACAGAGAAAGCGTGATAAGCAACGGAGATTGGAAGCTATGGAAAATAGTCAGGCAAATACCGAAGCAGCAGTCGCAGCAGCACAGGCGAAGTCACAAGGAGATATACAACTCGAACAAGTCAAGGCAGAATTGCAACGTAAAGCACGATTAGACGAGATAGAAGCATTAAAATCTACGGAAGCGATTAAGTTCACTCAGATAGCTAAAGTTGAAACAATTAAGTCTATTCTGAATAAAGAAGGCGGTAGTATTGAGCAAGTCCCTGCATGGGCGTTGGAAGGTATACAACAAACAAATATGTTACAATCAGCACTATTAGACCAACAAGCACAGAATCTTGTAGAGCAAGAGCAAGAAGAAATGGCTATGCAAGAACAACAGATGCAGGAACAAATGGCTATGAAACAAGAACAGATGCAAGGTCAGGAACAACCATTAATGTAAGATGAAAAAACATTAAAAAAAGTAGTATAGATTTGTTTCAGAGAATTTAAAAGACAAATCTATATTATGCCAGAAGAAAAAATCAATGTCGCTACGTCATGGGAAGCAGCCATGATAGACGATTTTCAAGAAGGGATTGCAACACCCGAAGAAACAACTGCATCAACAGAAACGGTAGAAGAACAAGTTACCGAAACACCTGTTGCTGAAACTGTCGTTGAAACACCTGAAACTGTAACAGAAATCGTTATCCCCGAAACGGTAGCAGAAACTACTGCCGAAGTGGTGGTTGAAAAGGTTGTTGAAACTCCCAAACCTGAATTACCTGAACTTAATGCAGATGCCAAGCGTATCTACGAAGCATTAGCACAAGGTAAAGAAGAAGAAGTACTTAAATATCTTTCAGAGAAGCGTAAAGACTATTCCGTTATGTCAGACTTTGACGTAGTGAAAGAAGGATTACGCAAAGAACACCCTGATTGGACAGACAAGCGTTTAGACTTAGAGTTTAAAACAAAGTACGACATTCCAACAAAGAAAG